AAAGAAAAACTTTTAGCAGAGGGCTTCATGGAAGCAGAAGAGTGTGGAGTGCCACCATTTATGTGTGGCAGGGCAAGATTCTTTTGCGAATATCTAGAACTCATTACCGATACAGATATCTCGGAATGGTGTTCAACACACACGCAAACAGAAGCGTTAGTTCTGCTTCGGCAGGCAAGCGACAGAGTCGCAATAACAGTTCTAAGACCGTAAATACAATTAGTCCCCCACCGACCTGCACGGAAGTGGGGGACTAAATGTTTGTCGGGTTTAATTCTCTTTTACTTACTTACCTGAAATTAGGCGACCACGCCACCTGGGTGGGTACCACGAAGTGTTGCTACTGAAACAACATCCGAGCCGTCTTGGTCTGCCGACTGGTCGACATGAAGAAGAGCAGTCAAGTTTGAACCAGCAGTGCTCGAACCTACACCGGCAACCACGAGGTGAATCAAGTCGTCGGCGGCGAGTTCATCCGCACCATCAACTGACGACATTGTTGCTACTGCCGAAGTGGCGGCGGCTGCGATTGACCAAGTTCCGATAACCGTTCCTGCGGCTGTTGCCTTACGGACAGTTCCGTTGAGTGTAGAACCAACAGGAGCGGTACCAACAGCAACTGTGATGCCGCGGACACGACCTGCGACAGGAGTGCGAGCGACAACTGTTGAAGTTGTTGCGCATGCGCCTGTAACAGTCATTGGGAGAAGAAGTGGGGCTGATGCTGACATTATTTGACCTCCAAGTCAAAGAGAATTACCATGTAGATAAATAATACAACATTTACTCTTCTTCGGAAGCAACCTCAAATAAAGAAGGCTGGCTCTCATTTGCCAGTGTTAAAAGCCTGTTTTTTTCTTTTTCTTCTGCTAGCCGTTCAGTCGCTATTAGGGCATATTCAGGGTTTAACTCGCACCCCAGATACGACCTACCTAGTCTCTGCGCCACCACACCCGTAGTCCCAGCACCAAAAAACACATCTAAAACAGTGCATGGAACAACTTCTTCGGTTGGGCATTTGCACTCCTTACCCCAACCTATTGTGTCTGTTTGAGAGAACCCTGCATCCCCTTTTCCATTGATTTCCCCATATGCGCCGTTGTAGTTGTTTGGACGGTATCGAGGATCGTCTTCTGGGAGTTCGTTGCGTGCTATCCGTTTGCGACTGACTTGACGAACCACTGGAGAACCACATTGAGCACAACACCCCTTCTTGCTCGTACCAGAGGCAATACAAGGCTCTATGAGGTCTTGTGGGAAGGTGGCGAAGTGCGCCCCCTTGAATGGTTTCGTCGTTACTGTCCATACTGACCTCTTGTTTCTGAACGCACCAGTCGAACCGTGCATTGCATTGGATATTCCCACATCTTTCCTACTATCAGCACGAGACCCCCTGTCATCATAAGCGTATTTGGCAGGTTCTTTGATTGCTTCGCTATCAAAATAATAGTGAGGTTTTTTTGTCAAAAGAAAAATGTACTCATGGGATTTAGTGCATCTATCTCTCACCGACTCGGGCATCGGATTTGGCTTTGCCCAGATGATGTCTTGCCGTAGGTACCACCCGTCTGCCTGCAGGGCGAAAGCAACTCGCCAAGGTACTCCAACCAAATCCTTGGCTTTCAAACCTTCGGGAACCGTTCGTTTTGTAGTGTTGTCGTTGACGCCCTTTTTTTGTTTTACTTTGCCAGACAAGCCGTTCGTATTTCCCTCTTTTGTAGTTGCATAACTATCGCCGAGGTTGAGCCAAAGTGTTCCGTCATCTCGTAGAACCCTGTGAACTTCTCGGAAGACTTGAACCATATGCTCAACGTATTCGTCAACTGTTGGTTCCAAACCAAGTTGACTATCTTCCCGCATTGCCCCACAACGAAAACATTGAACTTTATATATCCCGTCACCGATTGCGCCCTCTAAAAGTTTTTGCCCTGTGGAACAACTCTCACTGAATTTACTGTCACGCTTATGAGAGCAGTCAGGGTCTCCACCTATCCATGTTGCCGTTCCGTAATCACGCAAACCCCAATACGGGGGAGATGTGACTACGCAATGAACGCTTTTGTCTCGGACAGAAGCCAATGTTTCTCGTACATCACCGATAAGGATGTTGGGGTCAAGAACGACGGGCAGCACAGAACTCTCTTCCATATTTTTTTGCGTTTCCCCGTCGTCTCCCACTAGGAGACAAATGTTACTTGTAAATCTTGAACCAAGCAAGCATTCTCTTGCGAATTGATGGCGATTTGACATCATTCGCCCTCACCAAAGAGGAAGAGGAAGAGGCAGCCGCTTTCAAGAAATTGTCACGGGTGACAAACTGCGGTTTTGCTTGTTCGATTTTTGCTTGAATTTCAGTACGGGGTTGTTCCTTCGCACTATTGGCAGCAGGCTTTTTTTTGGTCGGACTCTTTTTGGAAGAAGTCTTTTTAACCGCTGATTTCTTGGTGGATGGTTTCTTGCTGTTGTTTGATTTTGCTGTCATGTTTCACAGACTAGTACACAAATCGGACCCCAAAATCAACTGTTTTTTAACCGCATGTCAATGAAGTATCGTTTTCTTGTATGTACACAGGATTTCACGAGACCGACATGGACAAGATAGCCCTATGCACAGAATCGGTCAAAACAGCCAAAATAGCATTAGTCAAAGAAGACGGAATCGGTTCTGATTTAAACATTAATATATTTGGGTGGAAAAAAAATGAATTAGTTATTATTGCCCAAATGAAAAATACTTTCAAAATAACCAAGGATGAGCGACTGCCGTTGATTATTGAAGCGTCTTGCATATTGAGACAGGGTTGGGGCATTGACGAGTTCACATTAGCCGCCGAAGGATATTGCTCAATGGCGCCAGCACAGACACAGGGAAAAGACCTATCCGTCCTTTATGCGAATAATGACAGTTCAGTCAAAGAATGTATTTCGTTTACGCATCTAAGCAAAAAAGACCACACATTTGTCGCAATGCCATACAAGATAGAACTCGGAAGAAACATAAACTTCGGGGACGTGCTTTGGTACCCCGGCGGGCACGTCATGAGGGATATACAATTCCCCGCAGCGCTCAAAGCATCATTGAAACTAAAGAGCGTCGCCATAACTCAAGAAGGCAAAATGGACAAAGAGGAATACTACGGAACTCTTGCCTCTGCTGTAATGAATTGCGGATTTGAAATATTTTACAGAGACGACATATAAGCCCAAAGAGGAAAAATATGGACTTTACCAACTACCAACTACGCACAAACCAAACCGCCATCTACCCTCCCGATAAGGCTCTTGAGTATCTTGCTCTTGGTCTCGTCTCCGAAGCGGGAGAAGTTGCAGGGAAAGTAAAGAAGATAATTAGAGACCACGACTCCGTGTTGACCGAAGAAACCAAAGAAAAACTACTTGCAGAAATTGGTGATGTGCTGTGGTACATCGCTCAACTTTGTGAAACCCTCGGCACAAACATGGGTCTTGTCGCGCGAAACAATGTTGAAAAACTTGCTAAAAGGCAAGAAAAAAATACTCTGAGCGGAGACGGAGACAATAGATAACAATCTAGACAAATACTAGATATCTATTTGGTCTTCTGGCTCTTTCTGCGATACGACAGGGTTTTCGGCTTCAACTATTTCAGCGTCCTCAATATCGTCTGCCCCATCAGCCAACGCCGGGAAATCGCCGAGCAGTTGCTGAATTGTTTCTTTCGGCATAATGCCAGCATCAGCCATCAGGGCAAGCAATTTCTTGCCCTCGGCTTCAGAGTCAAACTTCTCAACCTGAACCACACCAGGAGCACCAGCCAAAACGGCTCGAAGCGGAGAAGAGTCTCGAACATCCATCTGAACATTGACATTTGTCTGATCCATACCAAGCAGTTTCGCTCGTCTGTCAATAATTGAAAGCACCGTTGATACCGCTTTAATATCTGGCTCTATGGAAACCTCAGTACCGTCGTCCATCTTCTGTTTTCTATGTTGCGTTAGCGGCCAGATTGCGGACTGTAGAGCGTCCAATCTTTCAAGTTCCATTTGAAGCACTTCAGGATAAATAAGAAGCGCTTCCTGGCTCAATTTGTTCAATTGCCTCTTAATTGAGTTGGAAACATTGGCAGTACCAATACCAAACCTGCGTGCAATCTCTGCGGTTGGCACACCCGCCTGCCTCATCTTGAAAATACGTAAGTCTCGTTCGGCGAGAAACTCTCTTGTTAAACCTTTTTCAGCCATTTTAAGACGCCTTCATAAACTCTAGAACTTCAAACGGGAAAACTGTTCCCCTCCTCATTTTAGTCGGAAACTCCCTCAGGTCTCTCGCGCCGCGGAAATGTCGAACATCGTAAACATAATCACCGACGGCAGTCGGGTCAGGAGTCAGTGAAAGACCGAACTCCGGCCACCGAGACCACACGGCAGAACCAAACGGTCGCAAATCCCTTGTAGAAGAAGAAGTACCCAAGGGGGCATGGTGCTCCAACCAAAGAGCACAGTTGTAATAATCCCGCAACATGTCAAAATATTTTGCTACTTCAACGGTTATTGACTCAGATGTTCTACCGCCTGGGTCAACGAAAGACTTGTAAATAGGACCGAGAAGAATTAAGTCGGGTTTGATTGTGTCAACTGCTTCCTCAATGATTGAGCGGTCTGATGGACGCATCAAATCGACACCTGAGGGTTTAATCAAAATGTGGCACTCAGGCTCGCCCTCCAGATGTCCGAGACGTCGTGCTGCGCCCATGATATTTGATGAAGTTCGCCTAATTATTCGTTCAGGGTTTTCAAGGTCAATCGTCAAAGTCCTTATTGGCTTCATACGAGACATATTGAATGGGTTGATACCGAATGAACTACAAATCGCTATCTGCCTAGCGAGCATGGTTTTTCCAACACCTTCAGCGGCTACAACGATTACCCGCTCGCCACGCTCAAGAACATTGGGGATAATCCAGTCGTATTCATCATTCTCGGTTTCAAGCAAGAAGTCAGACCAATTGACAAGTCTCCCTCTATCAATTTCATCTTCGTGACCGAAAGAACTAATCATCATTGACGCCTTTGTTAGGCGAACAGTTTCAGAAATATCTTCTCTAACCAACAACGAATTGATTCGTTCCGCCAGAGCGACTAGTGGTGTTGTTGCATCAACGATGGCTTCTGTCTGCTTCTCTTCTTCTTCACGCTCAACGATGTCGTCAAGCGCATCAGCATTATTCATTTCAATCAAATCGTCAATTGTTCCACCAGCGCCAAGGAGTTCAGAAACATCTTTGTAGTTTTTGGGGGGAACCCAAGTAACAACCGTGCAACCATTTTTTTCAAGTGTTTTGGCAACCATTTTCGCATGGTCACGACCGACACTGTCGTTATCGGAAACAATCCAAACCTGTGCGCCCTCTAACGCTTTAGTGTGAATGTCAAGCCACTTGCCAGCACCGCCAGGTGGGGTGGTCGCACACATTCCGATTTTGACTAAATTGTCGGCGTCTTTTTCGCCCTCCACAAGCCAAATGAGTTCGCCAATACTTTTGCTGTGTAGAACATCGGGTAAACGATAAAGAACTTTTGGTGTGTCGTCTAACGTGAAAATGTACTTGCCCTTGTTCACAGGGTCGGGTCTTCGTTGTCGAAAAGTCTTTTTACCCCATTGGTCTACAAAGCGCTGTTTTTGGAATAAAAGTTTTCCATTTTCGTCACGGTAGTCATATGTGGCTACTAGGGAAAGTTTTCGTTCTTCTTTCTTGTCGGGGTATAAATCCTTTACTGTTACACCCATCGCCTGACAGACTTGTTCCACGGAGCAACCCTGACCACGGTGGCAGGTAATCAGAATTTTGTCTTCGCTACCCAACCCAATGGAAAGTGAAGGGTTATTGTCGTCGTTGCGACATGGACAACGAGCCTCAAAACCGTTGCTTGTTGGTCGGACACCGTTTAGTTTGGAAATAAACCTGTCAACATGTATAGGGACAGAAACATTACTCATTAACTAATCCTAGTCGGGTGACTGTTCTGCCAACCCGACCAGCATTTACTGACCTTCGGACAGAGGG